AATTGTCGATGATGATGTCGACGATCCCGTTTCCGTCGTCGACATACCGAGCACCCGCCGCGCCGGCGATGTACTGAGCCATCTCGCGGGCCTCGCGAGGCTCCTGAATGTAGTCGTTGAACGTCCAACGGGGGCGCAACGTCCCGTCGGGGCGAGGCACCATCACGTCACACCACTGTGCCCACTCGTAGACTTTGTCAGCGTTGCAGACGTGAGGGTACAGTGACGAGAGGCCGAAATCATCATTCTCGACGAAGTCCAGGAACACCCACGCCGGGTTGTTCGTGAACGCCATCTTGTAGACGCCGTCCCAGACCCCGGTGTAGGTCCGAGCTTCCTCGTCATAGTTACTCGGCACCCGGACGATGCGTCCGTCGAAGATCCCGCTGAGCTCAGGAAGGGCGGTGAACTGATCGCTGGCTTTGCCGATCAGACGCACCATAGCTGTGCCCGTAAACGTCATGGCAGAGCGTTTGATCTCTTGGATGCTCTCCCAGGCGACCGTGATCGTTACGTCGTCGCCGGGGGTTGTGAGCTGGGTGACGCGGTACTGCGTCAGCTCAGTGGTTGGCGGGAAGAAGATCCGAATGTCCTTGGGGGTGGTGCTGGTCACCTTGTCGTTCATGGACCAGATGCCGCTGGTGCTAACGATCGGGGGTGGTTGGACCGCAGAGGAGTAACCCTCGACCCAGGCCATCCCGTTCCAGATGAGCAGTTTCGATCCGTCGTAGCGCCAGAGGTCGCCAACCCGCGCGTCGGCAGGGGTCGTCACCGTTTGCTGGTCGTAGACGCGACGAACCTCACCCGAGGCGGGGTCAGTGAAGGTGACATAGCCGGTGTAGCTGGTGGTCGGCACACTCTCCCAGGACGTCGTGCCGGTGTTCCAACTGTGAAGGGTGCTGTCCCAGGCCAACGGGTCCGCCGTGGGGTAGTCGGGAGGCGTGCTGGTCGTGGTTTGGGTTCGCCGATCGCCAAAGAAACTGTCGAGCACATCCCGAATATTTCTGATCTGGAAGGACTGGTCAGCCCCGGTCCCGACCAGGGTTGCCGTCAGGTCGGTTCCGAGCGTCGACACCCAGGCGGGAGACCATGTGGGTTGGCTGACGGTCTTGTACTCGAACTTCAGCTGCAGAGGGGTCGTTCGCATACCTTTGTCGGTGCTGCGGAAGAGCGCTCCGATCACGATACGGAAGTCCGCGGCGTCAATGCCAAGCTGGGCGCCCGTACGAGTGACCGCGATATTCGGCGCCAGCGTCTGGCCGACAACTACCGGGGAGGAGAAGCCTCCCAGAGACAGTTTCACCGTGTGGCCGAGGGGGCTCCCGGGCCAGGTGTCCAGCTGGAAGTCCCTGAAGTTCGGAGTGTTGTTGACGTCAACCAGAGCGGTGTTGTCGAACATGAAGCTCTTGGGGCCGTTGCTCAGTCCCTTGATGGGGCCGCGCGATACGCCCAGGAGGACTTCGATCACATCTTCGCTGCCCAGCGAGTCAGGGGAATCCGAAGGTCCGCCGCCCTTGGAAAACTTGATCACGTCCATCAGGCGGCCTGCAGCATTGAAGCGTCGAAGATCTGGCGACTGAACTCGCCGTAGGTGCGGTGGAGGCAGATGCTGTGCATGTTCCGGCGGGCCCGGTAGCCTTGGCCGTGGTGCCAGGCATCGCCGGCCGCGAGCGTGTTGAAGGACTCCACCACGACGCCGGGGTGCTCCTTCATCGTCTTGTGGTGGATGTGCCCGACGTAGAAGTAGCGGTGCTTGGTGTTCCCCCAGTCCTCAGAGCGATCGGTCGCCATCAGGAGAGGCAGGTCCCCCATCTTGGTGGCGTGCCCGTGATGGGCGCCGACCAGGACGTCGCCGAACTTCAGGTACTTGAAGAGCGAGGTGGAGAGGTCGACGTGGACCCGCTCGTTGTTGGAGAAGTAGGCGTCCAGGGCCAGTGCCAGGGCGAAGCTCGAGTGGGGATCGTGGTTGCCCGGCATCATCCAGGCGTGGACGGTCTTGTGCTTCTCGGCGAGGCGCTGGATGCAGTAGACCATCGCGCGCAGGCCGATCTGCATGATCTGGCCGTAGCGCCCGTCCACGTCGAGCGGGTTGCCGCTGTTGGGCGTGGCGTTGGTCGACGAGTCGGCGTGGAAGAAGTCGCCCAGGTTCAGCAGGATGGCCGTCTCGGCCGGCGGGGTGGCGGCGATCAGATGATCGACCGCGGCGCACGTCAGCTGCTCAGCGATCTTCAGATCGAAGTCAGCCCCCGTCTCCTTGATCCAGGAGTAGAGCCCGAAGTGGGGGTCGCCCATCGGGTAGATCGCCACGAGGTCCGCGTTGGTGTGGCTCGGCGCGGAGACGGCCGGCGACAACCCCCGGGCCCCTTGAGCCAGATCGGTGATGAAGTCCCGGATGATCTGTTCGGCGACGTCGCTGTTGAGCTTCGTCTTCACCCACTGCAGCTTCTGGACACCGTCGGGGCCGTACAGGGTGCTGGTGCCCTTGACCTGGAAGGCGCTCGGGGCGACGTGGGTCATGTCGGCCTCAGGGGCGTAGCCCTGCACTTCGGCCCGGGCTCTCAGCCTGGAGATTGATTGTCGAGCGCTGTCGTGCGGGAGGCCCAGATGCCGGCCAGCTGCACGGAACGACCCCAGCTCGTTGACCTTGTCGATCAGTTCGACCTGGGCCGGCGAGGCCCATTGCTTCAGCTCAATGTCGACGATCATGATGGGTTCGTGGCTCTGGCGTCGATGTTGATGGAGAGGATGTGCGGCGAGGCGCGATACGTTCCGTAGAGGACCGGGATGGGCGTCCCGATCCTCACCGTGTTCCCCTTGGCGGGGATGTACTTCGAACGGTCCCCCGGCTTGTCGATTGACGGGGCGGGGGTCAGCATCTGCATGACGCCCCCAATCACCATGCCGATGCCGGCTGAGCCGATGGCGATGGCCACGTTGGGGAAGTAGGGAAAAAGAAGGACAGCAGTCACGATCAGCACGAAGCCGATGACCGTCTGGATCAGGCCCTGATCCTTCGCGAAACTCATCGCAGGGAAGATGTGAATGTCGGTCGTCGTGGAGGGGGCGAACTGGCTCTCGATGGAGTTGTGTCCCGCCACCTGGATGCGTTTGCGGCCTCGGATCGCGTCCGGGCGAAAGCCTTCCAACTGACTGGTCACACGCAGGATCGCTTCAGCCACGGTCTTGGCGAAGACCTCGATCGGACCGTCGTGGAAGGCCTTGAACCCGCCGTGGAGGTGAACGCGCCTAAGCATTGATCACCGCCGGCCCTTTGACCGCGTACCAGCGGATCCCGTCGGTGCCGACGATCGCGTGCAAGCACTGGGGCCACATTATGAAGGACTCAGAGTCCTGGCTGGACAGGTTCGCAGTTGCGTCAGGATGTGTGTGCCAAGTCGCCGCGATCTGGTCGCTGATCTCGATCAGCGGGGTCAGATCAAGAACCGCACCGTTGTCGGGGTCGGCGTATTCATTGACCAGCTCGACGATCTCTCCATCGAAAAGAACCACGCCGGCCCTTTCCGGACCGGCGTGGAACTTTGCCAGGAGGGCCGCGTCAATTTCCGGGGTCTTCCATGGAGGCGGTGCAAGCATCGAACACTTAGTGATCGACGGTAGACATCAAGTCTACAATAACCTTCTCGCGTTGTGTACTGGACTAATTAGTCCAGTAGACTCTTCTTGGTCTCAGCATCTTCTAGCCGGCGCCGTACATGGGGAGGGAGCAGGGTGCGGATGTCCACCGTCGACTCCGGAATCTTCCCCTTCACCCCTTCGTGGCGGTAAACGCCGACGGTCGTGTTCCTGAACATACCGCCGTAGTTCGTCACCGCCGACCGTTGGCCGACCAGGTGGTGCAGCATCTTTCCGTTGTCGAGGATCACGCCGAGGTGGTTCCCCACGGTGGACTCGATCGCCATGACAATCGCATCACCGGGTTCGAACTCCCGTGGGTTGCGGCTGATGGGGAGAAAGCCCTCCGACGACGCGAGGGTTCTATAGAGGTCGAGGCCATTGCCCCACCAGTCGGTGGGGCAGGCGTAGTCCGGGATGTCGATCTCGAAGTTGTCGTGGAAGAAGTCCCTGAAGGTGGTGAAGCAGTTCTGCTTCTCCATGTCGAACTCCTTGCCCAGGAGGTGGTCGATCTTAAAGGACGACAAAGGGATACTCCGGAGGCATGTAGAAGCTGTTGGGGGTCTTCCAGGAGGGCATGTCGAGGGGCGAGCGAAGCTCAGCCTGGATGACCTGGCTGTTCACAAGGATGATCCGACCGAGGATCCAGATCCTCTGTTGCGACAAGCCGATGTCGTCCAGCAGATGCCTTTGCATCACCCTTCGACGGACGACCAATGCCAGGTCGAGCAGTCCCTCGGCGGCGAACGATCCGAAGAGTTTTTCAGGGTTCAGAACCGTCAGGGTAGGTCGGTTATTCTCGTCCCCTGCGCTCAAGCCTTCTCCAGTCATTTCCGACGCGAGCCCCTCATAGAGGTGACCCTGCCACGTCACGGCCGGACCATTCCTGAAGCGGATGATGGTTCCGCCGCGGAGGGTGATCGTGAAGAGGTCGATGACGGCGTCCGCCTCGAGCTTCAGGGCCTCTTCGATGTGAGAGACGGGAGCGGTCGTGGTCATAGGGGCTGCTCGATGAACTGGATCTCAAAGTTGTCGGTGGTGCCGTTGCCGTTCTTCAGGGACTGCGGCACCTCGAGGGCCTGTTCGAACCGAACGATCAGCGTCCCGTAGATCGGGTGCGGATAGTAGAAGCGGCGACTGGTGTAGACCCGCTCGTAGAAGGCCACGAGGAGCTGCATGTTGATGAGCGGCTCCGTTGTCGTGTCGACCGAACCGTCGCTGTTCAGGAACCACTTCATCGCTTCAAACTTGAGTCGGAAGGATCGCTGCAGCGGCAGAACAGGGTCCTGTGCGAACTGATACCCACGGCCCAGTTTCATCGCGTCGCCCTGGGGGTAGCGGTGAGTGGGTGTGTGGTAGGGAAAGTTGAAGGTCTCCATGGTCATCAGAGACCTCCCATCGCTACGGCCTTGATCAGTTGCTTCACGCTGCCCCCTCGGGCGATGTCATCGGAGATGGTTGCGATGATGTCCTTCTTGCCCATCGGGGGCTGCTGGTTGGGGGCGACGACGTAGACGTTGACCATGTCGGGCTCCTTCTGGATGACCCGGGTGGCGGCTTGGTTGACGTTGTTCATCTGACGCCCGCCAGCGTTGTTCATGGCCATCAGGTTGTCCTCGCCGGCCATGTCCACGGCCGATCGGTTCATGATCACCTCGCCCGGCTGGGCTTTGATGTAGACGCTGTCCCGGCCTATGGAGCCGACGTTGGTCGGGATCTTCCCGCCTCCGCTGTACCCCTTCGCCCGGACGGTGCCGCCTTGGGTGATGGATTGGAAGTTGGACGGACCCGACACATTGGCCCCTCCGTGAGCACCAGCACCTGGGGATAGCCCACCCCCGAACATGCTCAACACGAACATGATGATCTGCTTGGCGAGGATCTGCGCGACGAGGTCGAGCAGCGCGGCCATCACCGACTTGGCGAAGTCGCGGAAGGCGTCAGCCATCGTCTTGGTGCCGTCGAGGACGCTTACGAACAGCGTGCCCATTGAGGTCTTGGCGGTGTCCATCACCCCGACGAGTCCGTCAGCCATCTGTTCGAACACGGGTTGGTTGACCTTCGCCTGCTCGGCAAAGGTCCGCCAGGCGCTGCCCAGGGCCTCAGAGAATGTGGTGAAGGGCTTGGCCGTCTCGGTCAGCCGGCGCAGTGCCATGTCCGCGGTGTCCGCCGCGGTGACGAGACCCTCCATCTCAAGCCGAGCCGTGTGCAGCTGCGTCTTCAGACTCTCCGCGACGGTGACGTCGGTGGTGCCGGCCAGGGCCGCCTCGAGGCCGCTGATCTGAGCCCCCTTGGCCGTCATCTTACCCTGGGCCAGGGTTTGTTCGCTGCGCGCACTGTCGACCGCGAGGCCCTCAGCCGCCCGAGCACCGTCGGCGCGGTGAGCGTCGCCGATGTTGCGGTTGCCCCAGGGAGAGCTGAGCAGATCGATGCCCAGCTGCTTGCCGGCGATGACCCGGTCGCGCTTGGCGGCCTCACGGTCGAGGGCCGCGGAGGCCCCGTCGAACGCCGCCTGTTGGATCGCGACAGCTGCATCACCGGCCTTCTGGGCGGCGTCACGGACCATCTGCTGGATGGCGGCCTTCTGCGTCGGCGACAGCGAGGGGTCGACGTCCGGATTGGCGGCCTTGAACGCTGCGTTGGAGGCGTCGATGGCGTCGAGCAGGGCCTGCGCCTGGGTGTCGGCAACAGCCTTCAGCGAGTCGGCCACAGAGCCGCCACCGGCCAGCTGGGTGTTGATGGCGCCGCTCAAGGTATCTTCCGCCGCCCGGGCGGAGGCGTCGGCGATGAGCTGCTTGGCCTCCGAGATCTTGCCCGTCAGGATCTTGTCGGAGTAGTCCTTCAGCTCGACATCGAGATCGTCGAGCTTCTGGGCCATGTCGGTGTCCGACAGCCCCGAGCTGGTTTCCTTGACCTCCGCCTTGCGGGTCGAGACGTACTCCGCGAGCATCGCCTTCAGGACGTCGTCCGCCCCACCCTGTGCGGCGGCGGTTTCGATCGCCCGGCGTTGGGCCTTACCCTTCGAGGCGTAGGAGGCGGCGCGAGATCCACCGCCACCGCCGCCATTGCCTCGGCGGGCGTCGGCGGCGACCGTCGCGGCGTCGGCAGTCGCCTGCTCGCCGTCGGCGAACAATACGGCCTCGGGACTGTCACCCTGCTCTTCAGCCTTCTTGACGTCGTAGTCACGCATCTGTTGAGCCGCCAAGGCTTGGAGGCGTGTGCGCTCCGCCCCCGGAGCAGCAGCATCCGCCAGCTCCTTGGTCCGCTTTGCCGTCGCCTTGATCGTTGCGGAGGTGTCACTTTGGCTGGTGAGGCCGGCGTTGGCACGGGCACGGGCAAACTGAGGAGTAGCAGCTCGAACGGCGGCAGCATCCGGGTCGCTGTCAGGGAAGATATTGGCCAGGTCGATGGCTGCCGCCGCGCGCGCGGCAGCAGCAGCAGCCATACGCTCGCGGGGAGTCTTCAGCTTTGCACCCTTGGCGATGGCGTCCTGATACCTCGTCTCGGACTCATCAGCCAGGTTTTGTCGCCTCAGTGCCTCGGGCGAGGTTGCAGCGCGACCATCAGCAACCACCTTAGCCGTTGTCTGCGCCTCACGCTGAGAGCCGGCCGCCAGGCTGGCTCGGGGACCTTGCGCGGTCAAAGCCTTGCCGTAAGCCTTGGCTCCGGGGGCGTTGGGGTTCTTTTCCACCCAGCCCTGCAGAAGATTGATCTCAGCCAGTGACGGTGGCGTTGTGGCTTTCGCGACCCGCTCCATGACGGCCCGGGTTTCCGGATCGATCTTGGCTCTCTCCTCGGCACTCATCATCGTGAGGGGGCTGACGGTCCGGTCGCGACGCCAGCCACTCTCCGCCGCGTCGCCGGCCTTCCTACTCACGTCCTGTTGGCCGGCCAGCAGGGTCCGAGCCGCGACGAGGGCTTCGCGCTGCTGTTCGATCCGCAGCTGGCGCAGCTTGGCGATCAGGCCGTCGACCTTGCGACCTTGGTCGTCGAGTACCAGACCCCAGGCGGCGAACTTCTGGGACGCCGCGTCAGCCGCCAGGCCGGCCTCGCCCACGTTCTGCGACAGGCGCGAGTGGCGATCGATCAGGGTGTTGATGAACTTGTCGAGCTCGGAGACGCGACCGGTGTACTCGGCCACCTTGCCGGCGGCTTCGTTGGCGGCAGCGGTGCTCTTCTGGATCTCAGCCGTGGCCATGCCCGACGCGATCTGCGCGCCGAAGAACGCCGCAGTCAGTGCTGCGATCCCCAGAGTCAGAATTCCGACCGGGCTGGTAATCATCGCCAGGGTGAAGGCGATCAAACCTCGGGTGGCCATGCTCGACGCGAGTGCAACCTGACCCTGGGCGAGGGCCATAGCGACGAAGGCCCGGGTGGTGATCGTAGTGGCGGCGTGTGTATTCAACATGCCGAGCGTCAACCTGGCCAGCCACGCCAGGAAGTGTGCGGACGCGATCGACGTCAGGAGGATACCCAGAGGGACCAGGACCCCGGTCCACCCCGCGACGACCGTGATAGCACTGGCCATCCCACCCACGATGCTCTGCATCATGGCGAGGAAGGGCATGCCCGCGGTCGACGTGAAGAAGGTCACCGAGTTGGACAGCCGCTGGAACTGAGAAGCGAAGCTGTCCATCTGGATCGCCGCCGCGTCGGTGGCGGCGGACGTGCCAACGATCCCCGCCTGAAGTTCATTCATGAAGGGTAGATTGTTCGACAGAGAGGCGAAGGCCGACGCGGCCCGACGGTCGAGGGAGTCAAAGGCCTTCGAACTGTCGAACGTCGCGTCCTTCATGTTCTTCAAGGCCCCGTAGAGGCCCTGGCTCTTGACGTCGACGTCGGCGGCGGTGAGGCCAACGTCATTGAGCGCGGCCGAGAACTTCTCGGTGGGGTTCTCCAGTTCGGTGATGAGCTGGCGCAGACCGGTGCCGAGTGTCGAGCCGGACTTGATGCCGACCTGGGCCATGGCGCCGAACGCGCTGATCAGCTCCTCCAGCTGCACGCCACCTTGGGAGGCGGCGTTACCCGCGTACTGGATGCCGAGCGACACCTGATCCAGCGTCAGCTTCGACTTGTTCAGCGCCGCGGTGAGCAGGTTGGAGACGTGGGCCG